TATTAATTAAATTTAAAATGACCACATTATTACTTTGCACACTTTATACAGTTATAGTAATGGTCATTGTAAGCTTGTCTTTAACATATAAGTTAACATATAAATTATTTGGGTCACTTCTTGGTGCAACAACCCAGTTATCTTATGGAACCGGTATGAATTTTAGTGAACGTGGTTTTTTACTTCATATAATTGTTTTTGCTCTTCTTGTTGGTATTCCTATGTATTTATATAAAAAAACTTAATTTAATTTTCTTCTTGAATCTTAGGGGCCAAACAAAATTGTAATTTCCCCAAATTGGCAACGTTATATTCTATTACTAACGGGTATTCCCTTTTAAGAAATATCTCAACGGTGCTACATAAATTAGTGCTCTTAGTAAATGAATTTAAATACTTCAAATCAAATTTCTCACTTACATTTTGATTTTTCTTAGAAAAGATCAAGCCATTTTGGGCTTCACCTATAATAATTTTCTGAGAAGCAAAATCTCCATTACTTTCCAAAACAAATTTTGATTCAAAACTACTAATCATAACCTGGTTACTGATTACACTTAGGTCACGGCAATATTTTTGAAGATCAACCGATGGCATGGAAATAACAGAATCATAAATTATATCAGGTATTTCAAGTTTTTCTTCAGATATATCAAGCATTTTTAAAAATGATTCGGTAATTGTATTTTTTTCTTTATTTTCAATTCTGATACCGAGTTCATTTAAACTATTTTTTCTAATAAAAAGTGTAAGAACATCATTGTTACTTACAGTTTTAAGTATTTTAAAAAAATAAATCATATTTATTCCACACATATTTTTGGATGAACAATAGTATTCTTCAAAATTATCTTTTATTAAACGGACATATACCAGAGCAACCCTGGCATTATCCATGGTCATTATTTTTAACCCATTATTATCAAAATATAAATTAATATCGGTAAGTACCTCTTTTAATGATTCAATAAGAATCTTAATACTTTGTGATTGAACTGTTTTTATATAAAGGAGATAATCTTCCATTTTTTTTTATTTAAGATACTTTACTTTAAATTGATTCGTTTAAATCATTTCATCTAAAATGATATTTTCATTAAAAGTAATTACGTTAATAACGTTAAGGTTAACGTTTTCTTTTAGGTGTAATAATAACATTTCAGATGTTATTGGTATTTCATTATTTAAAAACATTTTAAAATATTTTGTAAAATACTTGTTTCCAATAGTTGCACAAATAAGGTTGCTGTATTTTTTTGAAAGTTCGGTTTCTTTTAATTCAAAATCTTCCTTTTTAATAATATTATCTTTTAGATACACATTAATGTATTCCTTGTTATTTATAAAATAATGAATATAAATAAATATATCTGAAAAATCTTGGAAAAAAGGTATATCGATATCAAGCGTTTCTAAAAAATCATCGTATGTTACCGGTAAAATTGGTGGTGTTACTTCAATTGTAATACAGTTATTATTGTATTCCCAAGATGGTTGAACTTTTTTATCTGGAAAATACTCATCAAATATATCCTGATCTACAATTTTACAAACAAGGTAAGCTTTTGTTTCATGGATAATTTTAATTTTAAATAAATTATGGTAAATTTCTATTAATTTGTTTAAAATAAATATTATCATTTAATACTTATTTTAACTTTTACTTTAAATAAATTTAAAGAACTAAATTAAAAAAATAATAAATGGATTCCGATATTAAAAAGAAACGGGGTCGGAAACCAAAAAATTTCACATTTGAACAGCCACTTATACAATCTGAAAAAAAGAAACGTGGTCGTAAAAAGAAATACGAAATTGAGAATTTTGAAAAAATTTTACACCGTGACAGTGTAGATAACTTTAATCATAACGTAATTTATTCAGATGATGACCATATTGAGGAACAACATGATACAACAAACAGTGTTAAAAAGATATCATTTGGTAACTTAGATATAACTGTTTCTAAAAAGATATGTGTTGAAGACCCAAATGATTTTAAATTGAAAACAAGGAGTGCAAATGTTATTTTAATTAACAAGGATGAATATTCATCAGATGAAGATACATTTGTTCCAGTTGAAAGTTTTGTAAATCAAAAAGTATACTCTGAAAATAAAAAATATACAACCAAAGCTGTATCAGAATGTAATCCGACCGAATCATTAAAAAGAATAAAAGTTATTACAACAACAAAAGAACAAATAAAAGAACCATCTGAATGGCCAGAAACATGTAATAGTTGTTGTTGGTGGTGTTGTCATACATTTGAATGTTCTCCATGTACACTTCCGATGAAATACGATTCTCTTAGAAAAAGATTTACATTTGTTGGTTTATTCTGTTCATGGAACTGTGTAAAATCATATAATCTTGATAAATCCGATCATTGTAAATTTGAACGTTCGGGTATAATTACTTTACTGATTCAGCAATTATATGGAATTACAAAAGCAGTAAATATTAAACCAGCACCCCCTAGACAGTGTCTGAAGATGTTTGGTGGATATATGGATATCGATGATTTTCGAAATCCAAATGGTATAGATGGGTTTTATTTGAATTTAGTAAATTTTAATTACATTCATCCTGAAATAACAGAAGTAAGTAATGTGAAATTAAAATTAGAAAAGAAAAATTTAAGATTATCTAGAAATTAAATCTTTTAAAGTGTAACTGAAAGTGTTAAAAAAATAACAATACAAGCTACAAAGAAAATAAGGTATCTCTGTATATCTGAACAAACGGTACTTGAATAACGATTTCCAAAATTACTTCGAGAAGCTTGGGGTCTATAAACTGTTTCTGATAATAACCAATCTGGATGATTCATGAGAACATAGTTTTTTACAATATCATCAAATTTAGGATGTCCAATAACTTTCATTAAATTATAATCAATACTTTCTGGATGGGGTGGTCGAAATACAGCAGTTTGTTGATCTGGATAACCAACACGCATATAATTTTTAGCCGGTTCTACTGGTTCAGCTGATTCTTGTCGACGTTCCGGACGATCAGCTTTTTTTTTACTTGAATCTAATATGAGTTTGGTAAGGTGAGCTATTTCTTCTTGACTATCTTTTATTTGTGTAGAACCCATCGTAAAAGCTTGGTCGACAGGTGTAAAATATAATTTACTCATTTAAAATGGACTGGTATTTTTTTTTAACTTTTTACTTAATATTTAATTCAAGACCACCACCCCCTTTCTTTGATTTTTTAACTGTATTTATTGTTTTTACTGTACTTCCTAAAGAAACAGTTGACATACTATCATCACTTGAAAGTACGGAAAAACGATCATCATCATTTATTGGATTTTCTTCGTAATAACTCTGTTTGTTGTTTTGTGAATTATAAATTGGTTGTGAATTATAAACAGGTGGACCATTAACTTGATTTTTCATTGTAAAATTTGGAGGTGATGGATAATTTGTTGCTAACGGTGTACCAGAAAATAAACCTTGATCCATAGTTGGTCCTCTCATTTCTTTTCTAATTCCACGTGTTTCCATAGGTGGTGGGAAATTAGATGAACCAGGCATAGCTTGGGGTGGAGGTGGTCTATTCATTTCTTTCATTCCCTGACTCATCGCGCCCATCATCGATGCCATAAAATTGGGGTTATTTTGAGCAACCATATTATTTAAAGTCGGTCCTTTTAGGAGACTGTTTGTTAGGTGAAACATAAAGGCACTACCTCCTAACATTAATAATAATTCTATTTCTGGAGAAACTTCTGCTTTGGATGAATATTTTTCATGGAGACTTTCAAAAATATTATCATAATCATCTACATTTTCCATAACATTTTCTGACCATCCTTCTAATTTAATATTAAATGGATCAAACTTCTTATTTAAGAATTCAACACCCGTTACACATGCCATTAAACACCTTCTTGCAAATTTAATACCTGCTTGGGTTTCGATAAATTTTTTAATTTTATTAAATTCAAACATCATTTCTTCATAATTAGATGCCATTGTAAATTTTTTGCTAAATTCAAAACCTTTCTTTTCTAAAGCAGCTATTTTGATCAACAAGTCTTGTTTTAATTTTTGTTTGTCTTCAAATGAATTAACTGGTTGCCGTTGATCATCACCGCTTTCTTCAGAGTATTCTGATTCCGCATCTTCAGATTCAGTATATTCTGATTCAGATTCATAAACCTGTGTAGAAATCTTTTTGGGATTTGAAAATGCAGAAAAATCATGATTTCTTTGGGGTTGATGGCGAGCTTGTGGTGGGGGTTGGTGATGTCCTTCCTTCTTTCTTAGAATTTTTTTTGTTTTCTTTACAGGTTCAGAACTTGCATAACTGGATATGGATTCATCGGAACTTGTATAACTTTCTTCTTTCTGTCTAACAACTTTAATATTATTTATTGGTTTTATATTTTTAAGATTCACATTTTGATTTGTTGAATCATTTTGTATTACTTTTATAAATTCACCTGATTCATCCATAAGATATACTTTTACTTTTAAAAATGTATTCTTTAAACTTATTTAACGCAAATTCATTTAAAGTAAAAGGTTAAAGTTAAGTAAAATGAACCGTTGGTCTAGTAATACTTATTCTTCATGGAACTACAAAAAAATAAAAAATAATGTCAGATATTCTGCAGGTATACTTCCATATACATTCGACCAAAATGGAAAATGTTTTTTCTTATTAGGAAAAGATACAGACAACGATTGGTCCGATTTTGGAGGTAGGTCTGAATTTAAAGACTATAACGAACCCCTTAATACAGCTTCACGTGAATTTTTTGAAGAAACACTTGGGGCGGTCCTAACAGTACCAGAGTGTATTGCAAAACTTAATAATGGTGTAAAAATAATTTCAAAAACATTAAATGGTAGTCCATATTATATGTACCTTATGTACATCGACTATTCTAATTATGCCGACTGCTTTAATAAAACTGCATATTTCTTGAGATACCAATTTGATAAACAAGAAATGAACAAGCTTATTGAGAAAAATTCAATTAGGTGGGTTAGTATTGATACCCTGTTAGTATGTATTGATACACACCAACGTAATGCACCAATTCAATTACGTGGTGTTTTTTATAATACCTTATTAAATTCACGAGATCAATTACAATTTTTAATTAAATAATTTCTTTTAAATTATATTTATTTCCATACCCGGTTCTTCTGGTATTTTAAATTCCTTTTTACCTGCTTTAGGTTCTTTGGGTGGCTTTAGTGGTTTTGGTTCTTTGGGTGGTTTTGGTTCTTTAGGAGCTTTAGGTTCTTTGGGTGATTTAAATAAAATGTATGTTAGTGCTTGAAGATAACAATCGGAAAGATCATCTTTCTTTTTGCTATTTTCAAATTGTTCGAGAAATGTAGTCTCACCATATTCTTCCAATTTACAACGTGCTATAGCTACTCCCATCTTTTTGGTCTGGGCATATTTACCTTTAACTATTTTTCCATTTTTAGAAGATATGTCTAATTCAGGTCCTGTATAACATTTTAATTTATGTTTTGGGCTAAAAAATTCAACTGATTTTATTGGTTCTGCTAATTTATCAACAACGCCCCTGATATAAAAGTATGTTTGTAAACATCCTGCTATAATTCTCATCTTAGGATTAAATGAAGGTTGTTTTTCTATCAAAACAATATCCACATCCAAAAGGAATGGACGTTCATCAAGTTTATTTATTAATGTAAGATACATCTCAGCTACACCTGAACTTGCTATATGTGCAGTAAACGTACTTCCCTTTTTACTGAGTTCTATGATTTCCCATTTAATAATTTTTGAATTTTCAATAATACAATAAGCCAAATTAACAATACCGACATCGAACGAAAGGATTTTCATTTAAAATATTTTGCTTTTATTTCTTTAAACATTTTATTTAATTGTTTACTTATTTGTTAATTAGGTTATTTTTAAAATAATTTTGAAAATTGATTATGGGATATTGATTCTGTTAATACCCCGTTAGCCCAGATACCATAACGTTTATCACAAGTATCACTTTCAAGACTTATATGAAAATATTCATAAACAGAATTATCTTTATGTTGTATAAAATCTTTATTTAAATGTGCTAAAAACATAAACTTGTTATCTATTTTCCAGTTACGTTTAAGTTGTTGTTTTGTTTGTTTTATAACGTTATTAGGAAGTTTGTCTACTAAAATACTGTGACCACCTGTAACTGTTAGATCTTTATTTGTATACATACAATTATTAACATCTGACGGGTCATTTTTCATAAAACCAGAACCAATCAATTTAACTGGAATATCACCGTGAAGATAACTTCTAACAATTGTTCCAGGTTTTATATTTTCTATTGGGATGTAAACTTCTTCGTTATTAAGTAAGCAGAGTATCTTTGCACCTTTATTAAAACACGCTGCTTTAAAAAACAAACCAGCAGGATTATTTAATCCATTAGTTATTGGAAATCCTCCACCAATTTGTTCAATACCCAAAGGTGAGTATTTATGTGTTTTACTATCCTGATAATCGTTAACATATATATTTCCAGATAAGTCTAATACTATTCCAGCTGATTCGTAACTCAAACTTATTGGAAACCCACCTGTAGTAATTTCTATACCCAAAGGTGTGTATTTAGTTATACTCGGCTCGTTTGTCAGTGAAACATATATATTTCTTAATGAATCCAGTGCTAAATCAAATGCTCGAAATCCAATATTTATTGGAAATCCACCTGTAGTAATTTGAATACCAGAAGAATCGTATTTAGTTAATAAATAATTTCCAGAATTATCCTGTGCAAAATTAGCAACGTATATATATCCAGATGAATCAATTTCTATACCATCTGGTTGATTTACCCCATCATCTGATATAGTTAATAAAAGTATTCCACTTGTGGTATATTTAGTTACTGTATTTACACCATTTCCTCTACCAACATATAATTTATCAAACTTGTCTATTGTAAATCCCTGTAAAACAGCATTCAATTCGGTCAAAATAACTTGGGGATTATTTCCCGAACTATCAAATTTTATAATTATAAATCCAGAAGGATCATATTGGTTATTTATATATATATTACCAATTGAATCTACTATCGCATATTCAATTTGATTTATATAACTAGAATTAATAGTTTGAACTAAACCACCGCTTAAATCATAAATAGTTACATTATCTCCGGTATAATTTCCAACTAATAGAGTATCCATTTATACTTTTTATTGGTATTTTAATTTAAGCTGTTTTTGTTTTTTATCTTTTTCCTTCAAAATTTTTTCAATTTGCGCATCTAGTTGTTCATCAATACTAAGATCTTTATTTGTTTTTTTGGGATTAGCTAAAAATGCAAATCGTTCATCAACTTTTTTTGATTTTTTGGTAATATTTTTCAATTTACGTTCCTCTTGAGAAAGAACGTATGCATCAGTTTTTACTTTTTGTTCTACAAGTTTCTCATTCCAACAAATATTTATCCTTCCATCCGAATATGCTGTAACGATATAACCTTCTTCATCAAGTATTTTAAAAATATCTTTTACAACAATTGTATAATCATAAACAGGCATATCATTTACTATAGGCGGAACTAAATACACACATGATTCTTTTTTTAAACCAGCATAATAAATTATCTTTTTATGGATATTTTCAACAACTTTTTTAATTGCTTCCTTTGTTCGGAGTTTGCGTTCCTTGCCAATTTGTAAAACTTCTTGAACATTCATTTAAACTCACAATTTATCTTTTTTAAAAAATGTTAACGTAAATTAAAATGAACCAGTTAAATAGAATTATATTTTATTTAACGGAACGAAAAAAACGAAGTTCTTGTTTTGGTGCTTATAAAAAACCTGTTAATGCAATTGATACAGGTATAGTTCATAAAATTTGTAACGTTCCAATTCATATATATTATTACACAACTAAGAATGCTCTTGTTTATACACCAGCGGGTATACATACAAGTTATTCAAATAAATATGAAGGCCAACATCACCCTATGTGTAAAATCGAATCACCGGGTTATATTAATTATATTTTTAACGAAGGTGGTGTTAAATGGGGAGGTTCTGAAGTTATTTTTTCTACTGAAAGTGATTCAAATGATCCAAGGACTTATAATGATACTATGTTATTAGGGGTATTATTAGCATGTTTTTATTCACTTCACCAACGTCTTAATTATTACATTCATCGTATAGATTATCTTGATCAACAAATTGATTATGGACACGCTATGGCACCTTTCCATACACTTCAAAATATAAACAAAATACTTGGTTTATTTCGTATACCTGAACAAAAAAAATGTGCAGAACAGTTCATGAAAAATTTTAATCCCATTAATTTAAATAAACTTATTGTGCTTTTTAAAGAAATAAAGTATTTAAGTAAAAATTATGATGCTGAACGTAAAGCATGGATACTTAGTTATTATTACGAAGGTACGCCTAAAAAAAGTAGAATTCCAAAAATAATAGAACAAAAAATAAAACCGAGAAAATTATTTTAAAATAATTTAATTTAAAGTTCTTGTTTTAGACTGGTTCCATTTATAAATATAATATAATAAAACAAACTGGAGTGTAAATATATGATAAATTGTATAAATAATAGAACGAAATTGAATTAATGTAAACATAATTGAAAATTCTTGATAAAATGCTTTCATAGTTAATTTAAATTGTTTTAATTTTTTAAATCACTTGAACCATTTTTCCATTAACTTTATGAAAAAGTCTTGGATCATGGGTATTAGGTAACTTAATTGCATAACCGGAATAATTTCCAATAATGTCAATATCATTATCACCTATGGACATAATAGTATAAATTCCATGTTTAGCAAATTTTTGTTTAACATTTGATTTAAATAATTCATGATTATCTTGTGGGCTTTGTCGTAAATAAAGATAATCATAATGTATATTATCATAATGTATACTACCGTTATTTGGATAAATACCAATTTTCATAAGATCATGTACTGTTCCATGTGTATGAATACTATCTCTGGCTGTAATAATTATAACTTTAATACCCATTTTATTACATTCATGGAGAAGTTGTATCATAGGTTTTATACCTTTTTCATTTTTTGTATTTAAAAGAGTATCGTCTATATCGAACATAACTGCATAATTTGGTGAAGGTTTTATAGTGCTTAAATAAAACATACCAAGATTGTATGCAGTTGTATATACATTTCGATTACTTACCATAATTTAACTTAAGTATTATTTTAAATTAAACTTAAAAACTTGTGCAAAATAAAAAGAAACAGGATGGAACAAATTGGTTTATCTAGAAATAATAATGAAAAATATTATACAAAAGCTGAGATTGTTAAAACAATTATAAAACAAATTAATTTTATTTCAGAAAATGATCTTATTATAGAACCAAGTGCTGGTAATGGGGTATTTATACCATTTATAAAAACATTTAATTGTGAATGTTTATTTTATGATATTAAACCCGAACATCCCGAAATAATTACTCAAGATTTTTTACAATTAAAAATTAATATGGATAAAGATATCCATATAATAGGAAACCCTCCATTTGGGCGTCAATCGAGTTTGGCAATTAAATTTATAAAAAAATGTTGTGAATTTGCCCAAAGTATATCTTTTATACTTCCTAAAAGTTTTAAAAAAGAATCATTAAAAAGACATTTTGGTTTATATTATAAATGTATTTATATTTTAGATCTTCCTAAAAATTCATTTTTAGTTAATGAAAAAGAACACGATGTTCCATGTATATTTATGATATGGAAAAAAACGGAGCAACCTCGTGAAGTTATTCAAAAAATACAACCGGTTGGTTTTCAATTTGTTAAAAAAAATGAAAATCCGGATATTTCATTTAGAAGAGTTGGTGTTAATGCAGGAACAGTTTCGACAGAAATTAATTCTAAATCTAGCCAAAGTCATTATTTTATTAAGTTTGATGGTAAAAAAATTGAAGATTTTATTTTAGAATTTGAATTTGATAATACAGTTGGTCCTCGTTCAATATCTAAACAAGAATTACTTTTAAAAATAAAAGATAATAGTTAATTAAATTTACGTCTTCCTGACTGTAAAATAGTATTTATTTTAATACCTCTTACAGAATCATATGATCGTGTAATTATAAAGTTATCTGGTATTTTTTTAATAGAACACTGAACTCTTCGTTGGTTTTGAGAATCTACTTTCGGGTTTATACAGATATTCATAGAATAATCTTTCATTATTTCTTTTTTTTTATTTAAATAAGATTTAAATTTAACTTTACCTTTAGGAATTGCTTTAACCATTTTAATATAATTTTTAATAATTTCTTTAGTTACTGTTCCAAACAAATATGTATGAAGTTCTTGGTTGTAATCAATTTCAATAATTTCATTAATTTTTTTAATTTCACCAATTTGTGTATATTTTCCAACTATAATAGTATTTTGTTGATTAAAATCATAATCAAAAAATCTAAGTATATCTCCAAATTCTATTAAATTTTGTGTTATTTTTATACTTATATTTTCATTATTATTAAATTTATTGTCTTTTGCAGGTATATCATGTATATTTTTATCATTTATTTGAGGATTTAAATTAAAAACTTTTGTCCTAATTTCATTTTCAAAATCAAATCCATGTTTTTGACTTTGACCGCTTTTAATATTTTGAAAACAATTTAATAATATTTGTTTATCAAATAATTTTAAAAAACTATAAAGTTTTTCTTGTATTTTTAAAGAATTTATCATTTAAATTAAGTGTTATTTTAATTTTCTTCAAAAAGTTCATCAGGTGGATAAAATATATCTAAAACAAAATTGTCATTATTACTTTTTACAGAATAATTACAAAGATTTGGACGCGTAAGTTTGCGATTTGGTTTATTTATGGAAACTTCTTTAATCTTTGCCATCCAGTTCATAGAATTATCAACACCGTTTACTAAATTATTTATAATTTTATTTTGTAATTCTATGGATTTCCATGTTTTTTTGGAAACCCATAAAGTTAATGGGGCAGTATCTTGATAACAACCCAAAATACGAAGTGATTGTAAAAGATTTTCTCCATGAGCAGACATCGAAGCATAATAATATTGATCAGTAAGATGTAATGAATAATCAGTTGATACAAAACTAATACCTCTAGATGCAAGATGGCCTGAAATTATACTGATATGTGTGTGGTTATGTTCCGGGTCATCTACAAGTAACTGTAACACTTCTGAAATGGAATAATTTTGAAAATAATGGACTTCTTCATCAATTAAACTATATTTATTAATAAGCTGGCGGTATCCATTTAATTCTTTAGGATCAGCAAAAGGTTTGTTATTACGATCTTTACAAATTATTTTGATACCATCTCCATTATAAACTACCACCGTCATATTTGGATAAACTTGACTGAGATATCTCTGAATTTTATAATGATTTTCACGTTCTTTTACAACTGTATGGAGAATCACACCGTGGTCTTTTAAATTAAATGATTCATAAATAGTATCCATAGCACCCATATCACATAGTGGAAAATCGTCTTCAGATCTAATTATACAACTATCTACATAATTAACATTTAATGTTTCTATGCCGCGATAATTTTCATTTGGTTTGATACGTCTCACTTTGGATAAACTTTTTTCACTTGAAAAGAGCGCAAAAGGTGTAGCCGTTGCTCCAAGAATATGGTTTGCTTTTTTCTTGATATCTTTTAAAAGTATATCTATTGGTGATAAAAGATCTTTCGATTTTATGGAAAAATCAACTTCATCGATACATAAATTATATTTTCCGGTAAATAAATTTATAATTCTTCTTATTTTTTGAAGTTGCCATTCATTACATAATAAAATAATAACACCTAGCGATTCCATAAACTCAATTGCTTTATCTGATGTTAAAGTATTCAAAAGTTTAATTTCTAAACCACTCTTATTAAAACGAGCTCTGAGTTGTAATTGATCTGCTGTTATATTACGAACGATAAATATAACTGGAACTTGGTATTCATGGATACTTCGGTAACAATAATTTATTTCTTCAATTGTTTTTCCAGATTGAACATAACCAACAAGCGTGAGATATCTCGAGTCAAAATAATTGTCTGACATTTTATTACGTTAACGAGCAAAAAGGTAAAGTAAATTATATTTTGTAAAAAAACTTTAAAGAAATACATAAATTAAGTTTAAACCGAAGTTTAAACCGAAGTTTAAATAATGGTTAAAAATATTATTTTTTCTGGTGGTGGTTTCAAATGCTGGGCATATATAGGAACATTACGTGTTTTAAAAGAATACCATTGTGAGGTTGAACAAATAATAGGTGTTTCAGCAGGAAGTTTATTTGGTTTATGTTATATTTTAGGTATGACATGGGAATTTTTATTAGATTATTTATGAATATAAATTTTAAAGAACTTATTGATATCAATTTAGATAATTTTTTAACACAACAGTCATTTATGGAAGGTATAAAATTTACAAATTCAGTTAGAGAACTTATTAGTTATGTAATTGATCCAGATATTACATTCAAAGGGCTGTACCAGTTTTCAAAAATAAAATTTACAGTAAATGCTTTAAATATTACAGATTCCAAGCTTGAATATTTCAATTATCAACTTACACCAGATATAAAAGTTGTAGATGCAGTTAGGGCTAGTTGTAATTTACCTATTTTTTTTCCACCATACCAGATTAATGATAAGTTTTATTACGATGGAGGTTTGTGTAATAACTGTCCTATTGATATAGTTGAAGAAGTTGATACGATCGCATTTAATCTATCAGATCATGGAATAAGTAATAGTTCTATGAAACTTATGGATCTTTTATTTTGTTTGGTTAATATGTCAAATAATTTTTATTATAATAATTCATCAAGTAATATTTACCATATACTTGATACTAAATTTAATGATCAGATGTTTAATTTAAACCAATCTAGAGATGATATTTTCAATATTTATATGGATGGATATATAAATAGCAAAAATATAATATTTAAAAATCATATAGCTTTACCTTGGAACCAAGACCTTTAAAGCTTTGGTTAAAGCTTTTTAAAGCTTTGGTTTAGTAAAAAATTTAGAAAGAAGTGAACGGTGTTTATTAATTTCATTTTTAGCGAGAATCTCAACACTATCTGGATAAACCGTATTTCTAGTAGAACGCTCATATTCCATTTGTTTTATTTTATTCATGTTCGGATCAAATAATTTAACTGATTTTTTATCTTTTTTAGTAGCTATTTCAGCTTCTTTCATTAACTCAATACATTCATCCAAAGTTGATTTCTTTTTCTCAAATTCATGTTCAACTATTTCAAAATCTGGAAAAAGATCTGCTATTTTTCGAGCACTTTCTAAATCATAATGAATATACATTCTATCAATTACTTCTTGTGGTGTTTTAATGGAAATGGGATCACCAGATCCATACTCATAAAAATGGTAAAGATTATCTACATTTGAATAACAGATAATATTTATTTTGTTTATTTTTGCTGCATTTATTAAATTTGTAGCAACAACGTCAGATTCATCACTAAATATAAAAATGTATTCTTCTTTAAAATTCTAATAATATCTACAACTGGAAATAAGATATTCCATGAAGGTGAATTATACATAAAAATTTTACCGGAATGAACAACCTTTTCATAAACAGTATCTTCATATTTTGTTTTAGGACCCATCGATCTTTTTATATTTAAATAACTTTAATTTTTAAGTAAAATTAATTTTGTAAAAAAAATACCGGTTCTTTTTAAAAACAACATTTTAATGGAAAAATTAACTTATATTTTACTTGCTATTATTGTTATATTAGCGTTTTTGATGGTTATGGTATGTCGATCATCAAAAAGTCCTTATGGAGCAACCAATCAAAAAACAAGTATTAAACCGGAAATTTCAGATGCTACTGTATTGATATTTTATGCTCCATGGTGTGGCCACTGTAATTCAAGTAAAGCGGAATTCGAAAAAGCAGTTGAACAAAGTCAAGGTAAGGTTATGATGATCGATGCAACAAAAGATGAAAATAAACCACTTGTTACAAAAATGAATATCAAAGGATTTCCAACTATCATACACACAGATGGAACAAAGTATACAGGTGAACGAACAGCGGATGATATCGTTGAGTTTGCTAAATAAAACTTTTTTACAAAAAAAAAGTTACTTAAAAACATGTGTATATATGTTATTAAGAAAAACAAAAAGTACCGAAATGCCACCTCGGTGCTCTAAAACAATTGAAGAAACTTATCAGAAGAAAACTCAACTTGAACATGTATTGGATCGTAGTCAGATGTATATTGGTAATACCAGTGTTATAACAAATGATTCATGGGTTATTTTAGAAAATCAAATGGTTAAGAAATCAGTAAATTTTAGTCCCGGTTTACATAAAATAGTCGATGAAGTTCTTACGAATGCAGTCGATCATTCTAAACGTGATCCTACGATGAAAAAAATTGAAATGACTGTTAATGATGGTGAAATTAGTATTTTTAATGATGGTGTCGGTATACCCATAGAAATCCACAAAGAACTTGGTAAATATGTTCCTGAAATTATATTTGGTGAATTCCATACATCATCAAATTATGATGATACTGAAGAACGAACAGTTGCTGGTTTGAATGGGCTTGGTGTTAAACTAACTAATATATTTTCTATGAAATTTACTGTTGATATTTGTGATGGTAAAAATCATTTCATACAAACGTGGGAAAATAATATGTCTATTGTTGGAAAACCCATAATCACACCTTCTAAAAAGAAAAGTTATACACGTATTTCATTTATTCCCGAATATACTCGTTTCGGAACTTATCAATTAGATTTATTTAAAACTCGTATGTATGAATGTTCAGCTATTACCGGTAAAAATATTAGTGTTTCTTTTAATAATGAAAAAATACCAGTTAAATCATTTCACGATTACACCAAGTTATTTATTGGAAAGGAACCATTTTTTTATGAAAAAGTAAATGACCGTTGGGAAATTGCAGTTGCTTTAAATCCACATGATAAATTTTCACAGGTATCGTTTGTAAATGGAAATTCATGTTCTGAAGGCGGAACCCATGTAGACCTTATTGTTAATCAAATTGTTTATAAATTAAAAGAACAGCTTGAAAAGAAACACAAGGATCTCAATATTCGCCCAAGTTATATCAAGGACAATATCTTTTTATTTGTAAATTGCTTAATCAATAATCCAACATTTTCAAGTCAGACCAAGGAAAACAACGTAACCAAACTTAATAAAAGTGCTTGTGAATTATCAGATGAAACTATTAAAAAAATTGAAAAATTAGGTATTACTGCAAATGTTATAGAAATTACAAAAGCCAAAGAAAATAAAAATTTATCAAAAACCGATGGTTCTAAAAAAATACGATTAAGTGGAATTCCAAAATTGGACGACGCAAATAAATCTGGTGGGTCTGAGGGGTATAAGTGTAAACTCATTCTTACAGAGGGTGATTCAGCTAAAGCATCTGCTGTTGCCGGTTTATCTGTTGTTGGTCGAGATTATTATGGTGTATTTCCACTTCGTGGTAAGCTTTTGAATGTTCGTGATGCAACAGCTGCTCAGTTATTAAAAAATGAAGAAATCAATTGTCTCAAGAAAATCATGGGTTTACAACAAGGTAAGGAATACACCGATTTGAAAACATTACGTTATGGGGGTATTATTATTTTTACAGATGCAGATAATGATGGATCTCACATCAAAGGTTTAATTATTAATTTTATCCATGCCTTTTGGCCGAGTCTGTTAAAAATTGATTCTTTTATCAGTTCCATAATAACTCCGATTGTCAAAGTTACTAAAGGTTTAACCATTCGCCCATTTTATAACCAGTCAGATTTTAACAACTGGAAGATAGAAAATGATTCAACCAAATGGCAAATCAAGTATTACAAGGGGTTGGGTACATCAACAGCGACTGAAGCAAAACAGTATTTTTCTAATCTTTCTAGACAAACTGTAGTTTATTCATTTACCGATACAACCGAAACGGACCTTATCAAAGCATTCAAAAAAGGTTTTGAGGATACTCGCAAGGAATGGATCAAAGAATCAACTGGTAAGCAAAATAGCTTGGATTGTTCTATTATGAAACAAAGTATTTCTCAGTTTGTCAATCATGAGCTCATTAACTTTTCCATAGCTGATCTTGAGCGCTCAATTCCCAATATGATGGACGGTATGAAACCATCTCAGCGTAAGGTCTTGTTTGGGTGCATCAAGAAAGGAGTTTACGTTGATACCAAGGTTGCTCAGCTCAGCGGTTATATTTCAGAACACACCAGTTATCACCATGGTGAGGTCAGTTTACAAGGGACAATTATAGGTATGGCTCAAGATTTTGTTGGTAGTAATAATATGAATTTACTGGTTCCGTCGGGACAGTTTGGGACTAGGTTGCTTGCAGGAAAGGATAGTGCATCACCGAGATATATTTTTACCCGTCTCCAAGCAATTGTTAAAACAATCTTTAATGAAAATGATAATAAATTGTTAGAATATCTCGACGATGATGGACTTTCCATAGAACCAAAGTATTATATACCGGTACTTCCGATGATTTTGGTAAATGGGTCTGAAGGAATTGGAACGGGTTACAGCACGAATATACCTTGTTACAATCCAGTTGATATTATTGAAAATTTGAAACGTCTTATTATTGACCCGGAAGCTGAATTAAAATCGATGGTTCCATGGTATCGTGGATTTACAGGAACAATCGAATTAGAAGAAGGTTCTAGGTATATTACAACAGGTATTTATGAACGAAGTGTTAATAGTATAATTATAACTGAATTGCCAGTTGGTAAATGGACACAGGTTTACAAAGAATTTTTTTGATGAAAAATGTGTTATTCGTAAGATGAGTTGTCCTGAAGAAATCATTTACCGTTTTTACAAAGTTCGCAAAGAACATTACATCGCACGCAAAAAATATCTTATTGATAAACTAAGTGATACTCTTGGTTTACTTGAATCGAAAATAAGATTTATTAAATTAGTTATATCTGAAAAATTAGTTATATTTAACAAGAAAAAAGATTTTATTGTTAAACAAATAAGTTCTGTTTTACCACCGTTAGTAAAAATAAATGATTCGTGGGATTACTTATTAGATATGAAAATACATTTTTTAACTGAAGAAAAAATTATAGAATTAGAAACAAAAATGAAATCGATGTCTATGGAACTCGAAACGTTAAAAGAAAAAAGTACATCATCGATGTGGATAGATGAATTAGATGAACTTTCTGAATTTGAGGCTTAAGTTTGGTAAAGCGGTAATAGATAAGTTTCTGATCCAATTTTTAATTGGATATAATTATTTGTAAAAGAAACACCACTAGGATCTTGGATAATAACAGCTGGGTCATTAATAGTAACTATATTATAATTTTGTGCAGTTCCATTAGCAACATTTCCATTAAGTGTTAAACCACCTAATTGACAATTTAAATTATTCATTAAAAAAACTTAGGTTTTAATTTAACTTAGTTTTTTTTAATTAAAAAAAATAACGTAAAAGAATAAATATGAATACACCTGGTTATTATCTGAATTCAAAAAATATACCAACCAATTGTTCATATTTTGATGCAGCCGTTCCTGGAACTGGTCCTATGGGTTTGGTTGTTGGTAAAGCTCCCAGTACAGAATTTGAAAAATGGAATTCATCATTTGATTATTCTTTAAAATCAAGAAGTGATTTAAATTTAAATCCTCAACCAGAAGGAAATGTTTATGGGTCGATTAAGGCACCTCAAGATCGCGCAGGTGTATATGCTATCGAAACTGATCGTGGTGATCTTTATCCAACAACCAATACTCAAATTAATGTGAGTGGTGGTAAACAATTCCAGAATCGATTACAGGACCCAGTTCGACCAACTATGAAAGAAACAACATTATTTACTTATGATGGTGCACCATCAAGTTCAACAAAAGCTCAATCTACTTATTCACAATTTATTCCACAATATGCAGAAATTAATGGTAAACAGGTTCGAGTTGGTGGTTCAACAAATTATGGTCTCCGTACAGCTATGGAATATTCATATTTTGCTGGAGCTGCCCCAACAGGTATTAATGGACAATCAGTTCAAAATCCAGATGCTGCTTTAGGTAAAAATACCCAACCAGTTGCTGATTTTAATATTAATGGACCTGGGACATTCGAGGGTGCACGTCCAGATGGTTCTAGGTTCCAGAATTACCGTGTTATTGCAGAACCAACCGTAAGTGGTCTTAAATTTAATTATAATTTAGAAACTGATGGAGGATCAATTGCTGATTATTCTCAATTATTGGGTAAACAAGTTAATGGTATAGAAAATCGTTATACATCTAGTTATCAGATAGCACCTCTTCTTACAAACCCCCTCCATGTTATTTGGGATCCAGACAATAAGGGTGAAATTCCTGCATTTTTTGGTAATGATGGACCAACCGATTATGCTTATACAAATATGAAAGATTTACCACCAAATACATATCAAAATGGTGGATATAATGATACTTGGCAACAAGATACTTCTAAAACAAGCAGTAATGCATATATTTTAGGTTTAGAACAAGGTATTCATAATCCTAAGCTCGAATGGTCTAATGGTGTCAATACTTTACCTGGTATTGTATATACACCAGAAGATTCTGGAATACAACATCCACCAATGTTAACTTATGGTGGAAATAAACCTGTATTTGACCAGTATCTCAATAATATAACTCAGAGTTATCCAAATAATACATTTTCAGGTTTGGGTATGCCAACAGCTGGTTATTTATCTTAAAATAAAATATTTTAACATTTATTATGGATATTTCTAAATTTCTCAATAAAAAATGTAAATTACATGGTACTATTATATCATCTTTGGTATTGGGTTTATACAAAGAAAACAAATATAAAAATATTCTTTTTGTTAGATCTTGTACGACTGGGCTTTTTTTAGACAATTTATTAATAAAAAATCAAGATATTAATAGATTTTTATATTACACTGATAAAATAAAAAATCCTACAACATCACATCAATTAACTACAATAATTCATTCAAATGATTTTCTAAATCATTTGATATCATTAAATAAAACATTTGATTTAATATGTATGGATACTTCGCATGAATATGAAATATCTTCACGTGATTTTAAAATAATATCATCATTATTAAATGAAACAGGAATATTAATTTCACACGATTGTTATCCATGGAATAAAAAAGTAGCAAATCCTTCTTATATTACTGGAGAATGGTCTGGAGAAACATATATTGCCTTTGTAGAATTTGCGTATAATAATCCAAATATGTTTTATACAGTTTTAAATATAGATACAGGAATTGGAATAATAAGTAAGAAACAATTAAACTTTTTATCAAATTCTTTGGATAAAAATAAACAAGAATATTTATTATATTTGCATAAAAATTCAAAAGATCCTTATACATATTTCACAGAAAATTCAAAAGATATTATAAATGCACATAATTCAGTTAAATGTTAATTTAAAATATTTTAATATTTAAATGAAATTAATAATTATCTTTTTGGTATTGGTATTTATTTTTTATTTATTTTTTAGAAGACAAAAAATTAAATTAACCGATGTTACTTCATTTATTACAAATAAAAAACATTCATCACCATTTCGTAAATTATGTGATGAAAATAGAAATATAATACCTGTAATGGCGTTAACAAGCTTTTTATGGACACCCGATGATATAAATACATATAATGAATATATAGCAAATGGTGTTAAGGTAATAGGATATACCTCTTATAAAACATTTCCAAAAGTTATTTCAGATAGTACCCAAGATAATCAAACTATGGATGTTAAATTTGATTATACCGGTAAAATAAAAAATTGGGTTGCTTGTTTTAAAAATTTAGAAGATTATGGATTTACCGATTTTAATAATATACTTGAAATGAGTGAATCCGATTTTAAGGATCCCGAAGATTTTTCACCCAAAGAGAAAAAATATGATTTTATTTATAGTTGTTTAGAAGATGATAAGGAAACATGTCCATTAAATGCTTGGAATGCAGTTAATCGCAATTTCAATTTAGCACTTAAATGTTTTCCAATTATGGTAGATGAATTTAATTTAAAAATACTTGTTGTGGGTAGGATAAATTGTGGTTTAGAAAAATTTAAAAATATTGAAGTAGTTAATATGTTACCATACCATGAATTTCAAGATCGCTTAAAAGAATCGAAATATCTTTTTGTTCCAAATATATATGATGCATCACCAAGAGTAATAACTGAAGCAATAAGTAAAGATATTCCTGTTTTAATGAATAGACACATTATATGTGGAAGTAAATATATAAATTATAACACAGGTGAATTTTTTACAGATGAACACGATATTAGATATCATCTTAAGAAGTTACTTGATAAAAAGATTTCATCAATTTTTTTAAATTAAATTTTAAAAAAAATAAAAATTAAAATAAATGCCCTTACGAAAATCTTCTTTTGGTCAACTTTCTAAAGGACCCCTTATTATTATTGGAATAGTTGTCGTTGTTATCGTTTTTGGATTATTTATGATAATGTCAAAAAAATCACCACCAATTGAAACAACAGAATCTCCAATTGAAACAACAGAATCTCCAATTGAAACAACAGCATCACCAATTCAAATAACAACAGCATCACCAATTCAAATAACAACAGCATCACCAATTCAAATAACAACAGCTTCATCACCTGTTTCGATACTTCCATCAACTTCTGGTAAATTTTATATTCAAAATAAAGATACTGGTATGTATTTGTTACCATATTCAAAAACAAAACCTAATTTTGCTTCTTTATCAAATACTCGAGATCCTGCTCCATTTATACTAACAGCAAGTGGAAATACATATACAATTACATTAAATAATTTATCTTTGGTTGCTTATGGTGATTTAGGAGGTGGTAAAAATATACCAGGGTTATATACCGATATTACATCTATAGCCAACCCATTAGTAGTAAATTGGAATATTACCCAAATTGGGCCAGATACAGTAACTATACAAAATGTTGGAAAACAATCAGTCGGTGGTGTTTCTTGGTTAGCTTCTGTAAATAACGAGCCAAATTTAGTAATATCAAGTGATTCACCAAGTACAACATGGACATTAATACCAGGTTAAAATATTTTAAAGAGTTTTAAGATAATTTATGTCACCGTTTTCACCAAAAGTGCTTTTTCTACCAACTTTTATTCCAAATTTAAAACGTTTATTGGTATTAAAGTCTTGAGTTTTAAATTTAAATTTTTTAGCTAATTTTCTTATCTTACAACCATTTTTTGAATTTGAAAATATACGTATAAATGGTTCATTTGGGATAACTAATTCTGTTGTTCCTATACTAGGCATGACGTGTTTACCATTTTTTTTATGAGAACCATTTATAAAGTGTTTTGTTGGAAAAAAGTTTACAAAAAACCAAGAATTTGGATGACTATTCCATTCTATATTACATGGAACTGACTTATTTTTAGAAGCAATAACTTCCAATTTTGTAAGAATAGAACTTATATCAGTATTTTTTATATCAGATTCTTCACCAAATTCATTTATTGAACGGAGATTTTCAAGATCATCTTTTGATAAAAATTTATCAATTGGTTTAGTTGTAATGTAAGTATCTGTAATTGTTGGACAACCAACATTTGGTATTTTACTAAAAGTTTCAGATGCACCCATTTGAGAATATCTTTCTAAATTTGTTTTTCCATGGATACCGGAATGTCCAACTTTAGAAATAGATATATCATTAGGTTTTTTAAATACACCACGTTTATTTGTTAGCAAGTTTGGAATATCAAATGTATTTGCAAAATCAACAAATGAATAAGGAGTTATATTTATATTATTTATTTTAAGATCTTCCAATTCCGATACACAACGGAAATCATGGATAGATTTAAAATATTCTTCAATTAAAAAAATGAGAATACCTCTTTCAGTGTCATCAAGAAGTTCTTTCATTTTTCTAATTTTACAGGGACTAACCTGTATAGTATATAAACCCTCTACTGTAAAAACAAGATGTGCTTTATTACCAGCTAATGCAAATTTTATAGTTTCTCGATAGTCTTCACCACTCGGACATCCGTAACATGTTTTTCCATTACGGTAAGCATTAATAGGATGTGTATGGTAATTAATTATATTATTAGGTGTATATACACTTCCCTCATCCCCTTCATTTTTATCAACGTGTGTAACTTTATCATTATCGTCACAATAAAAAACACCAGAAACTTCATTTTTATTATGTAAATTTTCATAAATTTTATTAATTATTTCTAAAGGTAGGTGTAATTTTAATACACATTTATGGATAGTCTTATTATAATATCCATGTGTATCCAGATCCTCTAAAGTTTTCATTTAACAATTAAAGTTATTTTAATTCGTAATAAATAATCTTTTAATTTAAAATGAGTATTATAAATGAGTAAAAGTTTAAATATATCTGTTCTAGTTGCCGCTCGTGATGAATACATCGAACAATTGAAATGTATTCTTATTCCACTTTTAACACAGGGTTTCAATAGTATCTACCAAGATGCATTAAAAATATCGGAAAATAAAAAAACCATTTACAAGTTTCAAGAACTTCTCAAGCAAATTCCGCAATGGAATCAAACAATTTTACAAGAAGAATCTAAACGCATCAAAAAGAAATGTCCATACATTATGGATATTGTTACAGCTATTTTTGTAACAAATGTAAAAATTTTAGCAAGTGTTCGTTTAAAGGGAAGTCGTGAAGACATCCGTGTAAAAATTCCAACAAGTGATATTTTTATACACTCCATTTATATTGAAGCTGCTCAGCAAATATTTTATGATCCATTCCTGTTTTATCATAAAACTAAAACAATCCAAGATAATAAACAACACACCAAACAAATCATCAGTTATTCCATAGATGAAACAATTCGTCAGATGCTACCATTCGATGATATTTTACAGAAGTATCTTGCCGATGCTCTTAAGGATAATGCAGAATTTGGAGAATCTGATTCAGAATCTGAAAAATCGGTTTCTGATTCCGATGAAGAAAGTTTAAATGACGAAGATTTTCCATCCGATGAGTCTGAACCAGAATCTGAACCAGATCCGGACAAAGATCATGTAAAATCATTTGGTATTAACTCCAACGATAAACCAAATGATTATCAATTTATAAAAGACCCTGAAAGTGATGATGGTTCCGATATTGATGAAGACGGTTTACCAGATTTACCTGTTTTTCCACCAGTAGCACAATCGGAACCTTCATCGATATCGGAACAACCTATTCAACCTGTTCAACAACAACAACCATTCCAACCTGTTCAACAACAACAGCAATTTGTTCAACAACAACCTGTTCAACAACAAGCACCACAGGCACCACAAGCACCACCTCCCCAACAACAAGGTTATTCGTTTTTTTAAATAAAAAAATAAAAAAACTAAAATTATAGAATGTGGGAAATTATTATTCCATGTTTAGTTTTTTTTATTTTAGCGTCAGTTATTTATTATTTTAACAGTGAATCTGAAAATAAACTTCCAAAATGTATTATACCTTCACTGATGGTAAGTATTATGGTTTTTATTATTATTAAATATAAAGTTGTAGATGAACCAGTTATGGGTGGTAATTATTTTGATTAAATTTATTTTAAATTATATTTCCAACTTGGTTATAACTGGCAATACCCATACTATTACCAGAAACAAAACCGGTGTTATACTCTAATGAGCGGCTTCCTTTCATGGATGTATAAACTGGTTGAGAAAGCTGATCAGGTATCTGAGAAGCATCTTTGTAATAATAAATATACATATTAATCTGTGATATCATTTTTGAGACGTATTCCTGTAATACGTTTGTATTCAATTTTGCTATATCAGATTTCACATCCGAATTATTTTTAAGAATTACAAAACAAATACTCCCGTTATGGATTTTGTAATTTTGAAATATATTTACCATATAATAAAAAAAGTCTTCCATATTTGGAGTTTGTATAGTCACACCTTCTTTATCACCTGCTACACCTGAATCAGCTGTAATTTCTTTTACCTTTTTAACAACGGTATTTCGTAAATGGTTAATATTTGAATCCGAGAAAAAAAGTTTCATAAGAATGTCAGCTTTTTGGTGAAGTGAATCTGATGCAAGACTAACGTAATAATCAGAAACAGGTTTACTTCCAGAAGAAGCTGTAATACCACCATTATTATTACTGTAAACACTTTGGCTATTTTGTGGGCCAATAACAGAAAGTGGTTGGATAACTTGGCCAATACAATCTGGATAATCCTTACCATTTCCAAAAATACCTGGACCAGGAGCACCCTGTCTGTTTAAAGAATTTGAAGGTAATAAACAGTCACCATAAGGTATATTAATAGCATTAAACGTATTTACGGTTCCGTAATTTGCACCTGATGAAGAAAAGTTTTGCCTATAATATTCCATTTAAAATAAGTGATATTTTAATTTAAAGTTTTAACTTTAATTATTTTAATGGCTACGTTTAAGTTAGCCAAAAAAGATGCATTATCAGATACACGTACGAATATTTATGATCTTCATGAAAAAAAATTAGAATACTTTGAATCAGAAAAAAGAAAATTACCTGATTATATTATTTCTTTAGAAAAGTTAAAAGTAATATTTAAAACATCAGATGAAAAATGGAATATCAGTAAACAAATAACACTTCTTGAAACAAAAATTAACTGTATTCAAGACGATAATGAATTAAATGAATATCTTCTTGAATTTTTTTTAACTATAAACAAAGATCCAGAAGATTTTGAAGAACAGAAAGTTAAAGGCCAAATGGATTCTTTCTGTAATTCTAAGATAAATAATACAAAAATGGAAACATACAACAGTTATATTAGAAAATTCAATCCAGAATTAAAAGAAATAAATATAGCAACCTTTCAAAAATCGGTATGTAAAAAATGTAACATGGAATCATTTATGTTTGATTATAAAACAAGTACTGATGTATGTATTACTTGTGGTTTAAGTACAAGTACCTTGATAAATGATGAAACATATCCTGTTTATACTGAAAATGTAGAACAAGTTATTGTTTTTAATTATGATCGTAAAAATCATTTCCAAGAATGTCTGAACCAACTTCAAGCTAAAGAAAATACAACTATACCTAGTTGTATAATTCGTGACCTTTCCATAGAATTCAAAAAATATAATATAACTGATCCAAAACTTTTCACAAATTCGTTAGTTCAAAGTTATCTCAAGAAATTAAAATACAATAAGTATTATGAACATATACCTACTATAATTAATGAATTTTGTGGTCTTAAAGCACCTAAATTAACACATGAACTTGAACAACAACTCAAAATTATGTTTGATGAAATCCAACCACCTTTTGAAAAATATTCACGTATTGTTTGCCCGCTAAGAAAAAACTTTTTGAATTATAATTATACTTTTTTTAAGATGTGTCAACTTTTAGGCAAAGATGAATTTTTGAATTACTTCCCGTTACTAAAAAATAGAGAACGGCTTTATGAACACGACCTCATATGGAAAGGAATTTGTAATGATTTACAATGGCAATTTATTCCATCAATTTAAATTTTATTTAAAGAATTGATAATTGTTAAAATAAAAAAGATGTCCAAAAAACTCGACCTCCTTGATGAACTACCAGAAGCTAAACTTGCCAAGGTTCGTGCAGTAACCGATGCCATCCATAAGGCAACCGATAATATCGAAGTAAATTTGGAAACTGATACCATCAAAGTACCAGGACAAAACTGGGCTTGTGTTTCCTTCGTATCACCAGATTCCAACCAAAAATGCCAAAGCATCGGTATGAAAATTCGTGGTTGCTTTGATCACCGTGATGATGCAGTTGCTCACGTTAAACGTTTGATTCGTTTAGATCCATCATTTGATATTTTCATTTGTGACATGTATAACTGGTGCCTAGTTCCACCTGATCCCGAACTTATTACAGACCAGACCTACCAAGACCAAACCTTAAATAAGATAATTAGTGAATATAAAAAGAATCAAATTTATGCTAAAGAGCATTTTGAGGAACGTAAGCGTGAACTTGTTGAACAAGCAGCCGATGAGGCAAAACGTGCAGCACTACTTCGTATTGAAGAATCAGATAACGAACACATTTTAGATGTTACAGAATTGGAAAACAATTCAACTCTTATAGATGAGAATTGTGCACCAAGTGGTGTGTTTACAGCCTCACAGATCATGGATTCCATGGTTGGTGGGCGTGAATAAAAGTTTAACGTTTTTTAACTTTTTTAACGCATTTTAGTTTTAGCAAATGCAAAAATATCTAAAGCAAAAAGA